GTGTCCTATCCGTTTCAAAAAAACGCCCACCTTTGCTTAAATTGCATTTTTGGCACATTTGCTTCAAATTCCACATATCATCGCTCCCACCAAGTCTTTTAGGTATCACATGATCGATGTGCATTGGGCCTTCGGTTGTGCCGCATTGCTGGCACGCTCCATCACGCTTGAGCACAGCTTCTCTGGTCTTTCGCCAAGCTCTTGATCCACCATTTTTCCAAGCTCTTGACATCAATGCCACCCATGCTTCTGCCAATGAGCAAAAGCTTTACAGCTTGAGCCTTGGTATCTGTGGGCAATGTATCGGAGGCTCCAATCAATCATGCGAAAGCCATCGAGGTTTCGATACTTTGTATTACGCATCTGGCCAAGCCCAAAGTGATTGCCATTTGGATTGATTGCCTCCACACGCCAATTGCTTTCCTTTGTGATCAATGTGTTGAAACATTGGAATTCTTTGTAATTAACAATCCTTGAGTGTGCATAAAGCTTCAATGAATCAATGCTTGGTTTTGCATCTTGTGTGGCCTGTGCCGGTGTTGCTATTGCAAGACATAGCCCGGCCAATAGCACCAAGCATCGCTTGCGAGCTATCCGCCACAGCGGCTCGCCCACGAGCATGGAGCGTAACAACAAAGTCAAATAGGATGCAACATTGAGCGTGCGCTTGGGCGTTTCCAACAGCCTGTGGATGATGCCTGTGGATAACTTTCTCATTTGCTACCCCATCCACTACCTTTAAACACAGCTGGTGTTGCTGCCCAAATGCGTGTCATTGGAATCGCACAAGCCATGCAATTGCCAGCATCGACATCGCCATCAGCATCGATGGCACGATTGATGATTGCCATTGTGCCGCATTGATCGCATTTAAATTCATAGGTTGGCATCTGAAAGCTCCTCAATCCTGTCATCATCGACAAGCTTGATCCCAAATGTGCCACATCCCATGCATTGCGCGAACCACTCATGCTCTGTAAGTTCCGCACCTTTTTTTAGGCCATGGCGTTGCTTGGCCTTGCCGTAAAGCTTTTTGCAGATTGAACAATCAAATTGCAGGATGTGCATAATTGCTCCTCATAAGTGTTTCGATGGGTTGCAGGTTGATTTGTGGCACACTCCAATTGTTTTGTGATGCGTTTCGGTAGCGCGGTTTCTTAGCTACGGCCACAGGCATCCAGCCAACGATGTGCATTTTGGGTGTCTGGCCAACGACCAGCACGGCAATGTCGCGATCATGGCGATCTGAATCCTGAATCCATAGATTGCTGTCCGGATTAGCTGACCATTTGACCTCAATGTGCTCGCCCACATCGGCTTTTGACTTATCCCATGTGTTGCCCGGTGCATAGTCATAACCCAATCGCTTGGCCACAATCCACTCAGCTGCCATTGATTCGGCCATCTGTGCAACATACTCAAACCATGATGGTGTTTTGTGCCATCTAGTCGCATGATCTGCATTGCGATCCTTGCAATGTTCCACAGCTGAAATGATGCATTGGATTTCCTCAATTCTTGTCATCATCGGCAATCACCACAAAACCAAATGATGTTGTCGGTTGAGTCATAGCCTTTTTGGTATCCAAATTTGTCAAGCTTTTTCAGCTGTGAGCATTTGTCACATTGCTCCACTCTGTATTCATGAACAATCTGCCCATTGATCATAATTCGGCCGATCATTTCTTTTGGATAAATCAATTCAATTTGGTCGCTCATACTTGTGGCTCCCATTTTCCGGTTGAGCGTAAGACATACCAAAGCGGTGTGCATTGGGTTGCCTTTGTGCGCTCTGTGCAAAAGTAGCCCCCCCATGATTTTGGTGCTCCATCATGTGATTGCTTCCAGATTCGGTGTCCGTGTGAGCATTGCGGTGCTTCTTGTACAAGCTCGCCACCTAATTGCTTGGCAATCTCATCCATCGATGATCCGAGTGATGGAATGCCAGATTGCTCAGCTTCATCAGCTGTTTTGTAGCTTGGCACATCACCATGCTTGGTTGTCCAATAATCATAATCCTGTGGCTTTGTTGCATCATTGATTTTGACTTGTTCCATGGTTTCTTTTGTTGCCTTCTCCGTGCCACCCATAACCAAGGCCATCACGCGCATTAAAGCTGAGGTCGTAGTGTCCTCGCAAAACCAGCGTTTCATGTTCGGATTAAAAGCTTCACGATAGCCGAAAGCGTAATCAATGCCAGCTGGCTCTTTCTCCTCTTGATTCCGCCATGCCTTAGCTTGCACAAGCACATAACCTTTTTCAGCATTGAATTCAACAATGTGAGCTTCAAGCCGGCCTTGTGGAAATGTCTTGAGCCATCGATCTGTGCGCTCTTTGTTGCCTTCGTAGTTTTCTAGAAATGCGGCCATTAGTTGTCCACCTTCTCATTGAGTTGGGAGATGTGGCGTGATACCGCCCGGCCGCGTGTATAGCCTTGGCGTTGGCCTTCCTTAAATCCAACCGAATAAGCCATGACAGCCCATAAGGCTCCAGCAATCACCATTGCAATCACAATTGATGCTTCGTTCATTTTATTGCTCCCGATTCTGGGAGCCGCGTATCAGCTCCCGAATAGAGAGTGACAGCATCAGCCGACAAATTCAACAATCACGCTTAAATCATGGCGTGTCGTTACCAGATAATCGCCTTTCAATGCTCTTTTCGTATTCGGATTTTGTCTTGTCTTTAAGGCCGTTTGATGCTAAAACCCCACCCAATGACCCGGTGAGAAAGATCGCCAAAGTCTTGAGCAAATCGATAAAAGCTGCATCATTGGGAGCTTGTGCTCCAATTGGCTGTGTCACAAAGATCAATGCGTATGTGATGCCTAGCGTGACAATCAAAAACACAAATGACAAAACCGCGCCAATGAGAAACATCAAGCGTGCCTTGATTTCCTCTTGACTTAATCTGTCTTTATTCTTTAAAGCCATCGCCAATCAAATCCTTCGTACAGGTACCAGTCACCTTGCATTGAGGTTCCCGGCACTCATCCAATTCCCAATTCTCGTGAAGCTGGCATGGGTATCTCACCCATCCTTGATAACCACAAGCGGTAAGGCTTAGCGAAAGGACAAAGGCCAAGCCTACCGCGAGTGATTTTCGGATCATTTCCCCGTTAATCCGAAAGCTTTATTTTTAGGATTTGCGTACTGTCCTAATACAACAACAACGGCAGCAATTCCAGCATTGAGGATTAGTTTTGGGTCATTTTGACCAGCGGCAGCTTGTGCAACACAGGCACCCACAAAAACCTCAGCCAATGTTTTGAGCATTGCTTTTGCTTGATCCATCATTTTTCTCCTTTTGGTCGATCTGGTAAATCACCAGAAAAAGGCTCATAAGCTGGCCGGCCATAACCGACAACAAATGAGCGTGCTCCCAAAGCTCTTGATTTGACCATGACTTCTCCGCCATTACGCTGATCACCGGCACCGGATGTGTTGCCTTCGATAGTCACAATCTGTTTCTCCGATGCTCGAATCACCAAGCCAATGTGATTGATTGTGTTTTTGTCATCAATGATGAAATCAAAGAAAACAAAATCCCCAATCTTTGGTGTTGTGTGCCATTGTTTGGCTTTCTTAAACGCCTCGGCACCAGCTCTTGTGCTCACCACACTTGGCACCTTGACACCGGCTTGGTCGGCACACCAATTCAAAAATGAACCACACCATGGCAATTTGTCGGCCTTCATGTGTTTTCCGTACTTTGTCTCATTGTTGCCTGTTTCAGCTGTGCCGACTTCGGCCAGCGCAACCTGAATCAAACGCGGCAATGTGCCTTGTGGAAATGTCAAGCCAATGATTCCAATTCGCTTTCGTGTGCATCGATAGCAGCTTCAAGAATTGCCAATGCTTTTTCAGCATTTTCAACACCTTCCTCATTGCCGATTGATGCAGCAACCTGAGCATTGATTGAGTGCTGGTATGCTTCAGCTGCAAACTGTGCTAGGCGATCAGCAATAAGCTTCTTTTTTTGATCGTCTGTAATGTACTTTGAGTAATCGATTGCCATTGTATTTATCCTTTATGCTGCGTAGTAAGGCACTTTGTATTCGGTGCCGCCGATGTCGATTTTTAGATAACCAGTTGGTGTCGCTGGTAGTGCTGATGCTCCACCCGCTGCACCTACTGTTGTAGCTGTGTTTCCTGCGATGTATTTCATAAATCCTGCGGCGGTAACGCCCCATACTGGAGATGAAGCGCTGTTTTGAACCGAAATTGAATCGGCTGTTTGTGCAGCAAAATTGCGTGTTAAAACCGTGATGTCTGTTGTCGATTGCGCATTAGTTACACCAAATTGTGCTGTCGTTGTAAGCAGCATACCTACGCCTGTACGACCTGCGAAATAATTGCCAGCAGTTCCAGTCATGTAAGCGTTCCAACGCCCCGTTGCAGCAGCAATGCTTCCTAAAAAACCATAATTATTTGTTGCACCAACTAATGTAGATTCTGCGTTAAATCCAACTTGTGTCGTAATTGCTGAACCTGCACCGATGCTGTTAAGGCTTGCTCGGTAGTGGCTCAAAGTTGTAATAGTAAAAGCACTAGCAGCCGTAGTAAGAAAAGTGTTATAGCCTCGCGCTGCGGTTGTGACATCTGAGGAAATCTGAGATGCCATATTTATTCCATGAGAAGTTGTAGCACCTGTAATACTCAAACCAATTTGGATATTATCTCCAGCAGCAGGAGCAGCACCGATTCCGATTTTTCCTACTGAGTCAATTCTCATACGAACAGATGAATTAGTGCTAAATCCTAAAGTGTTGGCAGCAGGTAGATACATGCCATTTGTTGGCACTGTTGAACCTGTAACAATTGAGGCTGTTGCTGTTTGTGCAGCTGTAAAAACATTGGCTGAACCTAGATTAAGAGAGACCGTTACATCTCCACTTGTACCGCCGCCGCTTAGGCCTGAACCTGCTGTGACCGCCGTGATGTCACCAATGTCATTTGTAATCCACACAAAATCCATGTCAGTGTTTGAATTTTTTGAAAGTATTTGTCCTGATGTGCCGCCTTTAAGATCGGCCAACGATGTATCAACCGCCTGACCAAATACCTCAAAATCAGCCGGCAAATCCGTGACCAAATCTGTCGGTTGTGGCATTTGCCACCCAAAATTCGATGTCGGGTTGCTCACTTGTTTCTCCTTACGCTACGACTAACGCATCAGCCCAAATAAGGCTGCCGCTGATTGTGTTCCATTGTTCTGCAATTGGTACATCCTGCCATTGCATGGCTTGCAATGAAAATGCCAATGGGGAAAGAATAGCCGTGACAGACACACTGTTATACGCGGCACGCCATGTCCATCCTTCAACAAAACCAAGGTATGTGCCAGCTGCCATGTTGAGAGGCAGATCATTGACACGCAATGGCAATCCCATGAAAATGTTGATCAAAGCGTCGCGATCGGCATCATCAATTTCCGGGTTTGTAAGCTCAAATGTGATTTGATTGAAATTGGCCTGTGGGTATGCTCTCAATGTTAAATAAAAAGCCGCCTGACTTTCGGCATCCACTTGATTTTCAACTGTTGTGGTGATGATTTGTGCCAATTTGCCATACAAGCCAATTGATGTCGCATCAGAATCAACCACCTCATTTGTTGAATTGCCTCCGTATTTCAACACAATTTCGTTTCGGATGTCTCCGGCACGAGTTTGCACCGATAGCGAATTGGCTATGGCTTGAGCCGCTGACAGGTCGGTATAACCATTTGTGGCCAAATAAATTGATCGATGATCGGCTGAGGCATAGGAAATTTGACCCAATGCGTTTTCGTAAATGTAGCCCAATCCCGATGTTGCCAAAGCTGACACCAATGAATACACATCAATTGTTGATGATCCACGATTGGCCAGCTCATAACCACCTGGTGTGTCAATCTCACCCAATCCGGTATTTTGGGCGTTTTGCCATTGCTCTGTTGGATCATAGGTTGCCCATTGCAAAGATGCCGGCACCTCATTCCATGAATTGATCAAAAGATCGGTAAGAATCGATAAAATTTGATCGCCATCGTAATCCTTGACCAAAACACCATCAGTCAAAGCTTTTGGCAATCTAGCCAATGCCCCCAATGCCAAAATCGAAACCGACTGATTGATTCCCACAACACCCGATGCGGCGATGCCAATGTCAAATTCCACAACTGTGCCACCAAAAATTGGCACAAATGTGGCTGTTGAGTCTTGCAATTCAATAGTCACCGCATCATTGATTTCAATGTCGATGATTGATTGATCAAGATTTATCAGCTCAAGATTGACATACCCGGCATTTGCCTGTTCATAAATGTTTGTCCGACCTGATGTAGCTGTGAGATTGGCCAAAACATAATTCGTGTACTCAATGCCACCAATTTTCACGCGCCAAATTGGATTGAAAATACTCATGCGGTTACCAAATTAGTTGCACCATTTGTGCCGCGATAAAATGAATTGTTTAAGGTTTCCACAATTGTTCGTGCTGTGCCTTCTCTGTCGAAAGCTCCCGTGACAGTTAAATTGATGGTAGTTCCCATCGATGCAGCTTCCTCTTTACGGAATCGACCCGGATTAAAATTGCTTGAAACTGCTGTGTTGGCTGCCGATGCTTTGGCTGCCGCTGCCGCTGATGCCGCCACATTGGCAACAGGTGTTGGCGTAGGTGTTGGCGTAGGTGTAGGTGTTGGCGTTGTAGCGGGTTTAAAACCACTTGGCAATGATGCAGCTGGCACCGAAATGCCACCGGTGGAGCTTGATCCGGTTGATGTGCCAATCTTGCCAATGCTTGCAATGTCTGGACCGGGTTTAATTAAATTAATGCCTCTAATCACCAGATTAATGCCATCAATTGCTGTGTTGATGATGGTTTTTAAAGCCCCCAAAACATTTGAGATTAGATTTAAAACTGTGCTGGCTACTGTGCCGGCAACATTAAAAGCGGCTCCAATGACATTGCCAATGATTGGTGCAGCTGCCTTGACCACATCAAAGAAAGCTTGAAATTCATCTTTGTTTTCAATTACTGTGTTTTTGATCTTGTCGAAAGCTGATCTTAAACCTTCAAAAATTGGTTGCACAAAACCTTTGATGCCATCGGCCAAAGCGGTGAGTGTGCCGCCCATGCCATCTTTCTTTGATCCAAAGGCATCGGCTACCTTTTGCACGATTGGGATGACCTTTTCAGAAAACAAAGTTGCCAATTCCAACACAATGGGCAAAAGTGCCTCACCAATGGTTGTTTTGGCATTTTCCAATTGGGCTGTGAGGATGCGTGTTTTGTTGGCAAGGCCATCGCTGGTGCGCTCAAAATCGCCTTGTGCAGCTGATGTTTGTTTGTAAATTAAAGCTTGAGCCGCCAACACCTTTTGCTGTGGTGTCAAAGCATTTTTGGTTGTGCTGACAATGCCCAATTCCAAAGCTGCTTGGCGCAATGAGGCATCATCCAACAAAACGCCGTATTGGCGCAATGGTTCAGCTTCGCCACGCAATGCCGATCCAATGGCATTGATGGCTTGCTCTGGTGATGTGTTATTGAAAGAGGCGAGATCGGATGAAAGCTTTACAAAGTCAATTGAGAATTTGCTTAAATCCTTGCCGCTTAATCCGGCAGATTTTCCAAATGTGGCAAATGTGGCAGCTGCATTTAAAGCCTGTTGCTTTGTCTGGCCTAGTGAGGATGCAGCACCATTGGCAAATTTTTCAATGTCATCGGCTGTGTCACCAAATAAAACGCCAACCTTTGAAATTGTCTCGGACAAATCAGATGCAGCCTTGACGGCATCCACACCAATTTTGATCGCCATTGCACCAGCTGCGGCAGCTACGGCAGCAAAAGCCAATGCCGCTTTCTTGCTAAAATCACCAATTTTGCCGGCAAATCCATCAACATCCTTTGAGCCTACATTGAGGCTCTTTTTGAGTTCATCAACATCAGCGAGGATCGAAAGCTTGAGTGTTCTTGATTGACCGGCCATCACCACTCCTTCAAAATCTTAGTAAATGCATTTTCCCATTGATTGATGATGTACGGCTGCTCGGCACGCAATGTTGGATAAATGAAATAACCAAATGAGCCAATGCCGCCGGGAGCCTTGCCAGACCAAATTGGAAATTGCTTGAATTTTTGTGATCCGAATTCGTAACCGCCCCAAAGCTGTTGAGTTGTGCCGCCACCGCTGAATTTCTGAGATACAAAGCCATAGCTAATCTCTCCGACTTTTGATGACTTGCTGACACGGGATCCTTGTGCAATGCGGATTGCCGCCTTATTTGGGCGAGCACCAGCTGCGGCTGTAACCTTTGATTGCACATAAGTGGCCAAGCCATTTGAAACGCCTTTGGCCTCGGCAACAGCTTGCTCATCCATGGCTTTGAAAGCGCGGATAATGCCGCGCAAATCACTCTTGTTGTAAGTGATTGGTTCAATTGCCATTTTTGATCCTTAGTATCTCAAAAGCGGTTAAAATGTCCTCCGGTGTTTGAAACTCTGATGGTGACAATCCTGTGTCGATAGCCAATTCCCAAATGATCCGGTTTATTGTTCCCGGCTCGTAGCTTTTGGGTTTTCGGTTTCTCCCATGTTTATGTCAGTTACAGATTCGCACCACACTTCAAAAGGCTTCACAGGCTTTCCGGCCGATTCGCGCTTCATCGCGTGATACGCCAAAAACATCAAATCGGCAATGCCCAATTTCTCAGATACTTGCTGAATCGTGTTTCCGGTTTTCTGCTCCCATTTCATCCACTCTGGTGGAAGCGCGGTATAGGTCGCGCTCTCACCATTGGTAAATTCCATCGTGATTGCTAGTTTCATGCTCCCGATCTCCTTTGTTAGCTAATTGTCAAAACAGGTGTTGTCACACAGGTGAAAGCTAGTGAGACAGTTTGTGCATCCGGTGCTGTGCCACCAGCTGATGGAAAGATTGGTTGCACAGAAAATGCAAATGATGCGCCTGTATCAGCTACCAAAACAACAGGCAATGCTGTATTTGGTGCAGATGATGCCGCTGTCCAAAGAGCTTCACAGAGCGAGCCTGTTGCGCCCCAATCAGCCAACATTTCGACAGCAAATGTGCCTTGTGTATCCGTGGTGAAATACGCCTTGCCATCGAGTGTCTGGTATGTATTGACTGTTGAATCAACAGTTAGTACAGCTGATGTTGCCTGTGCATCGAAATTGTCACTGTCAATTGTGAAAGTGATGTCTCTGCCAGTGATGATTGTCGTTGCCATTTTTTCTCCTTAGTTGGTGTAATAGGTGCTGACTTGTAAATCGGCTGTGAGGTACTTACCGGCACCGACTTCCAATGGTTGAGGTTGATTCACATTGCCGACTTCATAACCAGCTGGCATTGCGCTGATGATGTTGATCATCAATGTTTCGAGATTGTCCAAAGCTGCGGCATTGTTGGCATAAGTAACAACACCAGTCACAGTCAAATTGACTTTAACTTTTGTTGTTGCGCCATTGATCAAAAGACTTTCCAAATAAGGTGCATCCGGAATCAAGCAAATTGATGGGCTGGTCATTGTCTCTGGGATGCCGTTGTACACATTGGCAGCAATGGATGAAAGCGCATTTTTAAGTGGTGTGCGCACAACCGATTCGATGCTCATTGACACATCGTTTCAACATCAATAAATGGGCCTAAGAGGCCGATGACTCTATTGGTCAAGCTGCGGCCAAGCACAAATGGTGCCGGCTGAAAATTGTCGGACATGATTTGGTTGCCGGGAGCTGTAATGCTTTGAAAAATCTCAACCGCCACAACCAAAATTGCGTTTTCAATTGGCGGGGTGGATGCGTACAAAGCCGCTGCAGATCCACCGCTCAATGTAGCTGTTGCCGCTGGAATAAACGGCAATGGATAATCACGATCAGCGGCCGCTGTTGCCGCTGTGAAAGTGTATGGCTCAATCCGATCATCGGTGACTGTGTAAGTCGCGCTGTAAGCTCCGGCCCCGGTAACAACAACAGATTGACCCGGCACAAAGTAATTTGGCCGCATTGTGGTGAAATAAATGACGGAATCACTCACATTGGCAAAAGTCACCGATGATTGGTATTGCGTAAGTAAAGGCAAAATCGTTTGCTCAGCCGAATCAATAAATGAATCCAGCTGTGCATCAGAATACAAAGAAACCGAGACACCAAGGATCGATCTCAGCTGTGAGGCTGTGACAATTGCTGGCATCTCGGTTCCTTTCGTATCAGCGATGTTCGGGAGCGACCATCACCGATGATTGATTGTTTATTTATGGAAGGTTGTTAAATTGTGCACCATTTGGCACCTTGGCTGCGAGTGCTCCGTAGCCGTAGTACAAAATGTCGATGGTTCCATCGCTGTTGATGTTTGTGCGTAGCGTAAAGCGTGGTGATTCGTACCATGTGTATGAATCTGGGTTCACAACTACCATTGATGAATCGCCATCAGCTGTTGTTGTACCAGCGTTACCAAATGAGCGTGAAACATAAAGATTCAGACCCGGTGAGACTCGGCCTTGCAATCTGTCACCGCGAACATCGCCAGCCTGATTTGATGGCTGTGCTGCGTTATAAAGTGGTGTGCCGTTGTCGTTGTAACCCATGATGTTTCCCCATTGTGTTGGAGAAACGATCAATGAGCGAGCAAATCCGAGTGAATTCTGATAAACAGCGGAAGCTGCTTGTGATGTGTATCCGAGGAATCCAGTTGCTGAATTTGCTGTCTGTGCTGTCACAGTAGTGACGGCTGCTTGCATTGCTGCCAATGCATACTCATCTGTCTCTTTTGCATAAGCAAATTCAAGATTCTGTAGCAAAGCTGTTAAATACTCCGGACGGCTGCGGTCGATCAATTCAACTGTTGAAATTGCGCGGCCTTTGAAAGGCTGAACAGATACAGAAAGGTATGTGGCTGAAAGTGATGATTCTGTGATTGCGCCATTTTCTGCAATTGCTGAAACTGTAGGCACAGCTGTAACGCGAGGAATTTCAAATGTCATGCCTTCGCTCACAAGCGTTTCACGGCTGATGCCATCGATTGTGCCTCTGTCTGCATTTGCAAGCGCGTTTACAACCTGTGTGCTCTGTGGTGTTGGCACCATGCCCGGAGCTGTTGATGTGGTGTTGTCAGCTGCCTTGACATACTGACGAGAATCCTCATCATGCAAAATGCTTGCCTTGAGGTAGTGCTCAAGGTATGAAACCTTGTCCACGATTGGTGAGCGTGGTGCTGTGTAATAGGCTGGTCGTGATGCCTGTACAGGTGCGACTTCTGGAGCTGCTACCGGTTCAACGGCAGGAGCGGTGACTTGTTCGGTAGTGTTATCCACTTTGTCTCCTTCATTTGTGTTTGTTGTATCTGCAACTGTGTCAGTTTCAGAATCCTCTGATGCGGCTACCTCTGAAACACGAGCTGATCGCACAGCCGGCTCCGTAACCAAAGCGACAGCTGTGAGCTGCCCATTGAGCACCTTCATGGTGCCATCCTTTTGCATTTCATAATTGTCCACGGCCAATTCAATGGAGAATCCATCGCGTAGGCCTTCCATTGCCTCAGTTAGCGCATCGGTACCAGCTGTGGTGTTAGCGATTTTAAATGTAGCTGTCATTTCCTTATCGTTCACGCTCATGGCGATGCTTTTGCCAATCCTGCGTGTGTTGTCATGCTCAAGGTTAAGAAAAACATCATTTGGTTGAATTGATCCACGAGCAAAAACAACTTTGCCTGTTGATGCATTTGCGTGCTCATTGAAAGCAACGATGCGACCGCTAATTGTGCGCGAGTCTGAATCAGCTGCGGTAATTTGCATTGGTGTTGTCAGCTTCATGAGATCATGTCCTCCATTTGTCGAATTTCATCGGTAGTAATCGCACCGATTTCAAATAAAATCTTGTAAATTTCTGCACGCTCTTTCTCTGATCCGCGCAAATACGCTTTGAGATCAAATTCCACGCGCTGTGTTGATGGCGTGAAATCTGGCATGGATAAACGGCTGGAAATGCTGTTCATCAGCGGGAGCAGCGAGAAATCCAAAAGAGTTTGACGCGCCGTTTGGGCGTTTGCATAGGTCATGGATGATCCAGTCGGCGCATCAATAAAGTAGGCCGGAATTCCCACGGCTCTTGCCAATTCGGTTGCAATAATTTCGCGTGCTGCATTGAGGCCGATTTGCTCTGGTGTGAATCCAACTGTTGTCAGCTCAACATCAGCATTGAGAAAGGCTGTGCCGCGATTTCTACGAGCTGCACCCCACGCATCAAGCAATTTTGCAATTCGATCAGCTGGTAATGCTGTGCCATTTGATTTTAAAACCATCGATGGCACCGGTTCGCGTGCATACATTGCAGCTGCTCTCTCAAGCTCTGCACCAGCACGGATTGTGCGACCAGCGCGATTCAACAATCCTTCATCGTTACCATAAAACACAACAAGTGAACCAACACCAGACATTGGCACGCGAGTTCCATCTACTGTGTAATACTCAATTTGTGTGCCTTTGTCATTAAGAAAAACGCCAACGCGATTTGGAGCAACGCGCCACATTTGGCGCACGCGGCCTGTATCAGCAAAAAGATCGATAATCTGAAAATACGAGAATCCTGTGAATAATAAATCCTCGCACGCCCACACCCATGATGCTGCTCCTGGTACTCGCTTGTCCGGATCGGAAATCACAACAGGTTGATCAACAATTTGGCCTGTTGTTTTATCGCGTGTAATCATCGGAATTGTTGCGATCGAATTACAAATCATGTTGCGTGCACGAGCTATCGCCGGCACACTCATTGCTTCCTCGCGGCTTGCAATGTAATCAGCTCCACCAAATGGGAAAAATGCATCCAGCGTTGGAGCTGGCCCAATTTGTGCAGCTACATCAGCACCGCGCTGAACAGCGACAGTTTCAATGCTGCGCTTTCGATCGAATAATCCCATGAGAGGATTTTCTCAAAATGTCAAGCATCAACCCACCAAAATGTCGATTTCGGTTTCTGGGCGTGTCGCAAAGTGTGTGACGAGCGCGGCTGCTACGGCTGCACAAACAGCTGTACCGCTGGCACGCCTTCCAATAACCCATCCACCATCACCACGGCGCAATTGCACAGCTGAAAGGATTTGCTCTGTCAGCGATGATTGATTTCGGTGCTTGAGCCGACCCGAATTGATTGCACCTAAAAGCTCATCACAAGCTTGCGGATAGTCGCTGTCCATGTCGTGGATTGGGATACCGGCCGGTTGCATACGCGCCGCAACAGCTCCGGATGTGCGCCGTGAATACAACAAATACTCAATTGGGTATTTGCGGCAATACGAGGCAGCATCGTTGGCAATTGCCCGATCATCCAGCTGGATTGTATTTTCCCATGTATGCAACAGCTTCACGACAAATGACTCCGAACCAAGCTTTTGAGCTGCAACCAATGCCGCGTGTTTTCTGTCCGGTGAAATGTCAATCGCCATCCATGTCAGCTTGTCCTCATCAAGATCAATCGACTCATCGCCACACTCTTGCCACTCTTTGGCACCCACAACGCTTGAGATTGTCTGAACCCATCGATTCAAAACCTCTGTCATTACAACATCGGGAGGATCATTGAAAACAGCTCGGATGTTGTCCGGGTGGATTGTTATGCCAAGGCCGGGATTGGCAAAAGCTGCATTTTCAAGCGAAATCTCATCAGTTGGAGCTGACCACTCAAAATAACCCACATCATCTGATCCACCAGCGGCAGCTGCCAATCCGCGTTCACGCAAAAGATTCAAAACGACCGAATGCGAATCACCAGCTGAGGAAAAGCAATTGACCTGTGGATTTTTTGCTGCCATTAAGGTGTAGCGCATAGCGGCAAAGGTTTCCATGTCGTGTAGCTCTCGGATTTCATCCATGTGGATGGTTTCGGGTTTTGACAATCCACGAGCTGCCGATCCTCCGGCTTTGATGATGAATCGATTGCCTTTGAGCGTTTGGATTTCCTCGGCACCATGTTGCCAGCGGATGCGCTTTACCTGATTGGCCAAATCCGCATTTTCCTCAATGATCTGCACAATCGCCCGAAATTGCTCAAGCGATGTAACCAATCTGTGAGCTGTGGAGACTTGCAACGACTCATCCCAATGAAACAACCCCATAAGGATTCTGGCCATCATGTAAGTGCTTTTGCCATTTTGTCTCGCCACAGTCGCAACCGAAATTGGGTGATGGTAGCGGCCATCCGGTTTCATTTTGAGCGAGTGTTCGGCCAACCACTTTTGCCACGGCATAAATCCATCGGGAAAGATTTGCTCGGCAAAATCAATCAGCTCAAAGCCGCGTGATGGCAAATCATTGAGCGGTGAGTGGATTCGTGGAGCTGTTACCGGCGAAAAAACCGATGTGAGCCGATCTGAGACACTTTCAGCCGTTGGGGTACCAATCATGACCTGATCATCACTATTCATGACTTTGGCTCATGTTTTGGGGTATAAACAGGCCATGGAGAGTCGGGG